CCACCGTTCATATATGCAAGCATAGGATTAAGACCAGCAGCCTTCAAATCAGCAACAGCACGCTGATAAGCAGTACCAGACTGGTCCGCCTGAAATTGCATTTGCTGTCGCGCGAGCGACGCATTTGCATTATTAGACATAACGCCACCTAAAAGAGTAAGACCACCACTTATAAGCGGATCACCGAAAAGAGAAGATACCGGCGAGAAAATATCAGATACACCACCGACAACACTCTTAACAGCGTTTGCAATACCAGAAAAGAGACCCATAGAACCTCCAAAGGGTTACCCTACGCTTTTAAAAGCGTAGGGTTCTAAATTAGAGTTTCGATGAAAGACCAGGCACGCTATAAACAGGCATGCTACGAGCCATTTGCACATCAAAGAGACAATCTGCAATAATTTGCTGACCATTCGCAGATGCACCAACAGCTAGAATACGAGACAACGGAGGGGTGTCTTGTATAAAAGTATCATTAAGCGCAGGAAGAGAGGTAAACTTCTGAGCAAGATGCCAACCATCAATAGTACCGGCTGAAGTAGACTTAAAGAGCGCAGAAACACGGTTAGGCTTAAAGCGATACTCCGCCCATGCCTCTTGATACCCGAAAGTCAAAATATCGTTTGCAGAACCATCGCAATAGATTTCATCATTACGCACAGCTTTTTCACCAAGATGAGCAAAAGCAGGGAAATAATGGTCATAACGAGTTGAACGAGTAAACATGCGGTGAAGACCTTGTTGATAGGTCAAATCCGCACGAACATTCGCAAAACCTAAAATGATTCCATGCTCAGTAAAAGATTGAGTAAAGCCGTTTCCATGGTCAACAGCAGTAGCAACACCGGCAAGAGTACCCAGAGGAGTAGAACCACCAGTAAGACCCGTTTGGGTTGTTTGAGCAATAGGGTTAATATTAACTGGAACACTGCCGCCTCCTAAATATTCAGGACGCTGTAAACGAGCATCTGGTGACACCACACCAAAGTGTGCCTTCACCATCTCGATGTAGCGCGTGCCGCCACGCGCATCAAGTTCAAGCAATTCTTGAATCATGATAGATTGACGCAACTGATTCAAAACCACGCCAGAAGCAGCAGTAAGATCAGCAACTAGCTCACCAGTACCAGAAGTAGAGTTACCACCAAAAAGATAAGTACCACCAGCTTCCATACGACGCAGGTTATTAGAAGCATCACGAACTTGGATAAAGTTATTACCAGACGTAGTAGAATCAAAAGGAATATTCAAGCCCTTGATAGGCGCAGTCCCAGCAAGAGGAATTGAAACAGCCGTAGCACCCTTTTGAGGCCAAGGAAGAGAAGATGTAAAGTAATCACGACGCTTTCCGCGACGTTTTAAGACGTAATTGACGCTAGGAGTGCTATCAGGCCCGTCACCGAGGTCAACAGTAATAGAGTTCTGAAGGTTTTCGTCACGAAACCACTCATTCCAGATGAGGTTATATGCACGAGTAAAAAGCGCTGAATGGCTCTTAGTATTAGCACCGAGCATACCAGCAGTAGGAAGACCCAGATAGTCTTGGAGAGATCCGACAGCATAACCACCTGCAGGGCTTACTTGTTGAGGAATGACATAAGAAATAGAATCAGCAGGGTTAATCTGCTCACCCATGAATTTCTTAAAATTCGACCATATAAGACGCAATGGCACAAAAAAGTAGAACGTGTCAAGATAAAGATTATCCAAAATCGGGTAAATAGGAGTTGACATGCGCGCGAAAATGGTATGGCGCAAATTGAAAGTATCACCCGGCAGAACCTCGTCAACATAAATGGGAACGATATAGCCAGAATCAAACGTAGTTAAATGCCGTTGCTGCGCACGGAAAGAAGAACGTTGAATATTCGAAGCAGGAATCATCGCGAAATGATCTGTCCGAGCCGATTTATTGCGAAACATAAAAACTCCTTATTTAGGTTGGTACTCAATGTGAAGATGATCTGCCTCAAGAACGACATCAAAGTCAGAACCTAAAGCAGTGCGCACAGCATCAACGAGCCGTACTATATCGCGCCCAGCAACATGCCGAGTACGGAGGTCAACAGCACAACCCCTGTAATGAAGAGAGTCAGGCCGATGAATTCCATCAGAAAGCGAAGTGATAACGAGATCATATCCGTGTTCCTTATAAACTGAGGAAACCGCCAACAGCCCCAGAATAATCTGAGGCTGAAGGGGATCCATTTTTACACCTTGTTTAAGAGAAATCATGACCGGGTACGCTTAGAAGCGACGAGCAAAAGACCAATAGCATTCATGATAGTCATCACAGCATCCCAGTTAGAAGCAAGCCAAGTCATAAAACCTCCTAATTTACAGATTCGAGTTGAGTGAGATCGGGAGAAACTACGGGAGCTACGCGAAGCGCAGCAGCAGTAATAATAACCTCAGGGCGAGGTAATGCGGTGAGAATACCGCTTGCATCATCCCACTCACCGAGCTTATAAAGGGCGAAGTCATTAGGATGACGACCGACATCAGTATCAGAATTATTTGCGAGGTCAGAAAAACCGCGAGTAGCTTCACCGACAGAAAGACCGGGAAACAACGAACGGTAGCAACCAGCAGGTGCATCAAAGATACCGAAAATGATTTTTTTAGACATAGAAAAGGCTCCTTAAAAAAGTTGCCTTGCCTCTAAGAAATACACAGTAAGCTATTGAAATACATACTATATATTATACGACAATATTGAAATAACCCATTGACATTAAACGAGTTTTCTTTTTAGTCGTTGCAAGTTGGCAAGGGTAACTTGCTCCTTAACAGCTAACCTATCGGGAGTATTGTCGTCAAGAGATAATTGAGCCTTATCGATCCTTTTTTTCTTGATTGTGACTTCTAAATCACAGTAGTTATCAGTAGAAGAACACTCATAAAGTTTATCGTAGTAGCGAGGAACTCCTACCGGCTTACCGTTAACAATAACATGATCATGAGGAAAGACATCAGATTTATATTTTTCAAACCATGTAGCACCTATGCCGGGCTTCAAAGACATTTTATTAAATTCCGGCGTGCGCCAATAGATTTCACCTGTTTCAGGGTCCATAATCTCATAATGAGTATCAGCATCATCACCGGTTATTTTTTTCATCACATACCGCGCGACATAAGCAGCAGCCTTAAAATCAAAGTTACCGACTGAGGAAAAGCCATAAGGCCATAATTTTTCCAATATTTTAGAACGACAAATAGTCGCACCTGAAGGAGTACGAGAGAAAGGTTCCCTATCGGGAAAATCGATGCCAAATAGGCATGCGTGAAAATGAGGACGACCAAAGTTTTCGCCATATTCACCAGCCATATAAAAACGAATAGTAGCACCAGCGAAATGCTTACGCAGTCGCTTCATGAAAAGTTGAAAGTCCTCATAATATAGCGAAATATTCGCAGGAGGAACGCCATCGGGGCGTTCAGGTAATTTCTTATCATCATAAGTTAGAGTGATAAAGCAATTGTCACGGTGCATTTTAGCTTCATGCATGCACCGAATAGCCCACTTACGTGAGCGATCAAGGCGACACCCAACACACTGACCACATGGAAGCTGTAAAGTAGGATTGACCGAATCACAATAACGAGGATTATAGGATAACAGTATTTTACCTAAGGGAGTACGCCAAGCATCAAGAGGGTGATAGCAAGTCATATTGTTTCCTACAATACGACTTACCCACAGGCGGCCCCTACGGCGCGATGTGTAAACGCGCGGGGCGCCTGATGGATAAGTCTGCGTTACGGTAAATGTTAAAGACGGATACCGCCACGATATCCACCTCCGGTAAGATTGACCAGTTTCGTGGATTTGGCTTTTTTCGAGAACGCATAAGCCGAGGCCTTAGCATTTTGAGGTTTACGAGAAAGAGGTTTCATAGTTTGTACTCCATTGTGGGTTAAAGGGTGTCACCTAGCACAGTTACATCAAGTAGAGTAACTGTGCTGAGAGGGGGCTTACGCCCCCTCCCCTCCCCCGCCTGCCGGCGCACCAGCAGGAGCCGAGCCTGCCTCCGGCGCAGAGGATTCTTGAGGTTTAGCAGTAGCTAAGCCTAATTTGACCAATTCTTCAGCA